CAAAAAGCGAAAAGAGAGTATCAAGACTAGCACCAGGGCGGAACCTGTAAGCGATTAAAGAGATTTAACAGCGAGAAAAAGCACTACCTTGATTGATTTTCGAATTTTGTATCTTCGTATCCGGCTCATTTATTGCATTGAGGAGAATGAATAAGATGGGAATTGCGCGTGAGCGTGATAGGGCCGAGGTGGGCCTGAGGGCTATTGTGGAGAACTCCTATGAGAGCGGTTCTTCAGGTTACTGCAGTGTAGCGACTGACCCGGCGACGGGTGGTAACCGCGAGCTCTCTAGATGGGACCCGTCCATCGCTCTCCGCTTCGGAGCGGAGAAGGCTAGGGGCTTCTACTCGCGACCAGACGACGTAGAATGGCAGGGCGTTTCTGGGACCTGGCTTGCTGAAAGAGGCAAGTATGTGAGCATGTTGCTCCCGTTTTCCATTGGTTGGAACGTGGGTAGACTGTGCAAGCCCCGTAATAATGAGGTTGCGATGATATCTGAGCAGTTAGAAATTCCGCAGCTTATGTGGAGAGATGCGCTATTCCTTGCGGGTAGGATCTCTCACAGGAAGATGGGAGAAGCTGACATCTCAGACTTAGTGTCGCAGCTGTCCAACAAAGTTATTACCAATTCTTACTATGGTGTTGAAAGAGAGCAATTTCGAGTAGAGACTATATCGAGAGCCGTGCAAGCGGCAGTGTTCCTGACACAACACAATGACGCGCTTGTCAGAAAAGCGCGGAGAACTTTTGGCTCCATTCAGATTGGAGAGCCCGTCTTGGAGAGAGTGGTTGATTACGTCAAATTCGCCAACTTCTTCTTGTTAGAGTTAGTTCTTTATCATTGGGTGATCACATTGTTCACTTTCCTGCCCATGTTAGGGCTGGCTTTGGGGACAATGCTGTTCGCGTTGAGGGATGGCTTTTGGGAAAGCTATTACGACATGGGACGCTTGGACGATGGATTCGTCCTGCGGGTCCACGGCTTGATCGTGCGCCGAGCGCAAGTTGAAGTAGAAACGGTACCGTCAACAACAGAAGTAGCTTCTTCTGTAAATAATTCATCTGTAGTATTACCTTCCCTTCAGGAAGATGAGGTAGAGGTTGTCTTGAGAGCCAAACTAGAGCCAGAGCCCCCAGCCCAAGCACCCGCCGCAGCGTCTTCTTCTAACGCTGATTCTCCCACTACTACTGTTGTTGAACCCGTTAAACCATCTCCGAGAAACGACATGCGGACCGAGAGATCTACCAAACCTGTAGCGAAAGTGACCGAAGTCGCCATGGATTTGGTTCCGGTTGTGGAACCAAAGGCCAATGTGGTTGTGGCTGTTAGTACGCAGCCGCGCTTCGATGTATCTGTTGCAAAGAGAAAAGTCAGACTCGCCCGACTAGACACTTTGCTACCCTCTTTTGGAGACAGGAGAGAGGCCCTGGACCTAGGGGATGACATCGCCATTTGCGCTGAGAGCGCTGTACCAAAAATAGAGACTCGCTTGGAACCGGACATGACTGTGATCGGCGGATCAGTCAAAATAGTCGAGGCCCCTCTAGTAAAGAAAGAAACCATAGAAAAGGGTGTAATGTTGCACATAGGTCCAGCTTGCGCTGGCTTACTGCCGGTCGCGTTCGCGACTAGTAGCAAGCACAACGAGTTGGTCGCCCTTACGCGGAGACATCTAAACAAAGACCACATCTTGTCAAAGGACGGGAACGCAAAGATATTGCAGGAGTGGCGCGTAGTAACGACACGTGCCATGGGCCTGTATGCCAAATATGTAGAGCGTTGCACGGAATTGGTAGGGTTTAAGGAGTGGTTAGATTCTCAGATACCGTTGAAACGAGAAATGTATCAGCGAGCTTTGGACACAGGGAAACTATCGGAGATATTAGCCGATAACGTATCTCCATACCATAAGCGAGCAGCGTTCTTGAAAGACGAATTGAGGTTGCAGGATCTTGACAAACCGGCGGTTGTTGGAAAGCCGCGGTTGATACAGGGTCTACAGCATCCATTCATCCAAAGTCAACTTGGGTGGTGGTGTTCAACCGTTGCTAAAGTCTTTAAGAACAATTTCTTGTGGATGGAAGAAAGAAATGGCAAACAGGAGGAAGCGATATTCTCCTTTAGCAGTGGAAAATCTTCCGTGGAACAGGGAGAGTGGTATGCTCACTACAAAAGGCAAGGATACTTGTTTTTTGAAAATGACTTCAGCTCTTTTGATTCTACACAATCACTCGGGTGCCATCAGGCTGAAAAAGAAGTGTACAAGCAATTTGCACAGAAAATCTTCAGCGAACTGGAATTCGAGGGAATCGAACGCGGGAAAGTCAAAGCAGTGTGGGAACAATGCTATGACCATCAGAGTTTCACTAGAGGTCGGACCAAGTTCTACAAGTATGAGTGCTCGGCTACGAGAAAA